CTATAAAATAAAAGGCTGCCAATATCATAGCCCTGTTAGTAACATCTATAGGGTCACCCGCCCCGGCATTAGATGTTGTGCCCCTATCAGGTGCAGTAGAGGATTGTTGCAGGTTATATGCAGCGTTGATGCCCGAATCCCATTTACGAATTAATATTCCACCCGGCCCTAAGTCGCCGCCAGGTCCTCCGCCATGAACGTCACCATTAGCAATCATGTGGTTGTGTAATGGCATTTGATTTAATGCAATCGTTACGGAGTTATTACCTATTTCAGTTCCACGGGTCGCTAATGGAAAAACTTCTAAGCTGTCCCAAACGCGCGGAATCAATCCCCTCCTATCGGGCATTCCATTTCTGCCATCTGCTAAAGCGCAGCCCTCATGGTCAGATCCTACTTGCCCTAATCCTGTCGAAATGTCAAATTCAGTCGCAAAAGAATCGGGTACAATTTCCTCAAAAAAGTATAATGTATTTTTCGCGAATGAGCTGGTACTTGTTGGTGGCGTTACAGCCGCAGCCGCATAATCATTATAGTCAAATGTTATATCCAAATCAGCCCCGGCAATACCGCTAATCCAAACGGTAGTAGGTATCTTAAATAATCGGCCAATGTCGATACTATCGGTTGCATCAACGGGCAAAACGAGAGTGCCGTAAGTTGAGTCGCCTTCTGCATTTCCAACAAGTACCGTAACAATATCCCCCCCATTATTAACAATTGCTATTCTTATCAGGTTTTTACGTGCTGAAAATATGCCAGTAACTGCGAAGTTGGCCGATTTATTAAGATATGTGACCTGTTTTTTTATCACAATATATTCCCCATCCGGTGGTGTGCCTGTAATAAATTGTTCGTTTGGATAGTTGAAATTCGGCTGAATATCGACCTCCCACCATGCTCCCTGCGGATAAGTGTCGCCGCGTGTTGGCTTGAAGTCTGATTTTGCGATTTTAGCGAACGGGTTGCCATCTATTAAAACTTGATTAAGCGAATATAACAAATTTATTTTTTCAATCTCGTAAAATGGGAGTAGAAATCCATTTGCGCCGTATAACAATTGAGTGTATGTTACGAATGGAACAGATGTTTCCTGTGTCAAATCGTTGTACTGATCTTCGTAATCATCTGCATCGGCCTTAACCAATGGTGAGCGGATTAACGAGCCGATACGCTTACGAATAGTTAATGTTGTCAGGTCTGAATTAACGAATACAACGCCCTTATCATTGGTGAAGTTGGTCGCCTCTAATAATTGCGTTCCCTCATGGTATATCTGCACGTCAAGCGGATTGGTACGCCAATCGTGGGTTATCAGGTCGGAATCAGTAAAGTTTATTTTACCATAGTACGTGCCGGGGTCAACGTCGCTGAAATCAATTTCAGCGTTATAGCCCACAAAAGAGTAACCCAATATTGGCGGGTCAAGCGGTACAAAATCAATGGCCTTTATAAATTCGTTTGTATCGAAATCATGCAAGCTGCCAGTAGGTACGAAATCAGATGTTAGTTGTATTTGGCATGTATCGGATTGGTAGCCACCACCGCCGCATTGTACGGGTTGGTGATAGGATAGGTCATCTACCTGGCTTTCGAGGGGTAATGTGTTGTATGGACTGGTTATGTCGTTATCGCACCAACGGAATGTAAAGTAAGGGGAAATCTCGAAATGTCCTGCCATGGTGTAAATGTAAATAAAATTTTGTAAATTCGTAATTCATTAACTACCACAAAAAAATGAAGCGTGTTATAAACTTTTCAGGCGGCAAAACATCCGCATACATGACTATTCTTTTAAAACCAACCGAAGATGATATAGTCTTATTTTGCGACACTGGACGTGAACATCCAAAAACATATAAATTCATAAATGACTTTGAAGCGTTCGAGGGTATTCGGGTACATCGGGCCACTTACACAAATAAAAAAGCACCCGGAATGACTGGATTTGATGCAATGATTGAATCTAAATGTTATTTACCAAATAAAATGAAGCGTATTTGCACTACGGAATTAAAGGTAATTACCGCTCGTAGATATTTGCGACCACTTATCGGAATGAAGTTTGAACAGCATATCGGTTTTAGGTTTGATGAAAAACAAAGAATAGCAAGATTTAGGCCAACCTATAAGCAATCCGTTCCCAAGTTCGTTTTAAACGAACTTGGGATAACAAAAGAAATGGTAAACCAATTTTGGCAAACAAAACCATATCATTTAGAATTTACCGTCCATCTTGGGTAATTGCGATTTATGTTTTTTAAAGGGCAAAAACGCAATTATTAGGATATTGCAAATGTATCCTGAATTGGCAGATAAATGGATAAAGGACGAAGAATATATGAGCAAGAAAAAGAACTATGCAAAAGCGCAATATTTTTCAGATATAACATACATACAGTTATTAAACTTAGCACAACGACAAGTGCCACTATTCCCAATAGATGATATATTGCCTGCTTATTCATGCAGTTGCACTTCATAATACTAACCGCTCAGCTTCAACGTGGTAGTTAATTTTGACGGTTATTAAAAGCGGCTCCGGTCGCTTTTACCATAAAAAAACGGCAACTCCTTACGAAATTGCCGCCCCCTAAATCCAAAATATAACATCTTATCCGGAATAAAGATAGTGATTGTTTTGGGATTTGCAAATGAAAAAAGCCCCGCCGAAACGAGGCTTATAACCGCATAAGGAAATACCACTTAACTTATGGATTAATATGGCGGTCGGGAATAAATTTTGAAATAAACCAACGTTCCTGTGTAAATATTTCAGCGCCGATTGACCCCCATGAACTACGTATTGCGCCGTTCCTTTCAAAACTTTGCTTTATTATCATTCGGCCACGTTTTAATTTAACGTCATAGTCATTCCAGTTAATGCCTTTTTGGAATATTAATTCCTGCATATCATTAGTTGTTTTACCATGAAGTTGCTTTGGAGAATATAGGCTTTGTGCAACCGATGATATTGAATTGCGTGTACAATCTTGTTGTCTCCAAATGAAGTAATTTTCAACCTCAACTTTATCGCTAATCTGGAACACACGTGAATCAAACATTGCTAATTTTCCCGGTCGTAATTCGTTAAATTTTGCAGTTGCCAAGCTTGCACTAATGCTAACCATTTTTTGAACGTTTCCATCAAACCACGCTTGCGAAGTTAAACTATCGAAATCGGTTAATAGAATTGATATTTCATCTGATTGAACAAACGCAAATTTAGCGCCTTGAATGTTTTTGCATAAAAAGCAAGCTGTTTCATCCATATCAAATATCAATTGTTGGTCAAACGGCCTAACTAATCCCTTTGTGTATGTGTGAAAGGCCTTGCCATCTATTCGGATTAGGGTATAGTTTCTGCCGGATAATTGAAAACGGGTTCTGTTTTCATAAAGCGACTTCATGCGGTCGCCAAGACTATCATTATTCATATTGTGGTATTTTACTGCCGCTGAATTACGGCATTGTAAATGTACCTACAATAAACTACATAAACAAATTTATTTCACCTCACCGATTTCCCCAAATCATTCCCAGGCCCTAAAAGCAACTTAACAGGCTGCGGCACATTATTAGCGAAGTTACATTTATAAGACATAACGAATCCGCGCATAATATTGCCATTAACGGTGAATGCCATATCTGCGTAACTATTCGTATCGATCAATCCACCAGGTATCGTCATTGTATAGTATTCCGGTATAAAGTACGGTGATCCTAACCCCAACATGTCAATAGGTGCGCTTTCAGATATCTTGATCCCATCCAGTCCGATATAACTCATTCCAACGTTTTTCTCATATCCCGTTAACCGTAGTTGATAGCCTGGCATGTTGTAAAATATGGAAGCTAAATAACGTGATCCTCGTAAAAGATTTGTTTTAGGGCTGAGTTTGAAGTTATAATATGACGGAGATACACCGCTAATCTGCAATGTTCCGTCCGATGAACTTAGCGGTCTGTAATACTCGAACGGCGTTGTTGATACAGGCGTTGTATTTATCCATACCCCGAATGTATTATTATCCGACCGTGAAGCTGCTGTATCATTTTGCGTTATCCGTACTGTTTCAATTCCGTACGGATCGAACCGGACTGATGAAATTAGGTTTAATTCAGTTGCCGGCATTAATTGCGCGGATGAGTAATATTGTTCACTACTAACCTCTTGCACCCCGTTTACCGCATCATATTGTTGATCATTTTGCCCTACTTTAATCGTATTATACAACATATCCGTAGCACATTCAGACTGCCAATCTTTCGGAACGTTGCCTAAATTAGTAGTTCCGCCTGACATGAACACATTTGCAAGCGTTTCAATAAATGGTTTAGGATTAACTCCAAACGCGCAATCGCCGCCTTGAACTGATTTGATACACTGAAAAAAATCAGCAAACGAAATTATTATTTGCGGGTCAATTGCAATCTGCTTAACAAACATCGAATCATCGCTACCCGTAAATGTTTCCTGCCCTAAAACATATTTAAAGAAATCACCGATGTTATAAGTTGTTGCGTTATATGTAACATGCCCATTATTTAACCCCTCGACCAAATAAGTGCCGCCCGATTGCAAAGAATCGCCAATATTATACAATGCACCCACTAAAATGCTTTGTATCTTTTGAACCGCTCCATCGCCGGTAAACGTAACCGCAGTCACAATAAATGGAAATTGCTGCCCGGTTGTATATGTCGTGCCGCTATAAGTAATAGATTCTGCTGTAATGACTTTATATACACCGGGCCCTATGGTATCTCCAGCCTTGAAAATACTGCCCTGTGCTGCCCGTATGCTGTCAGAACTGGTAAAGTATAGTGGACGCAATGCCCCGTTAAGCAAAAACGATTGATACGCAACTGGTAAGTTAGGGCCGCTATCCTGGTTTACGTTCATCGCCTGTAATAACGCTGCAAATAATTGGTGTCCGCTTAACGCCTGGCACATTGTCGGCGGTGTGATTGTATTATAAAATAATAATAACGATCCGTTTTGCATATTAACGCCCTGGAACGTTCCGCCTCCGCCAGCAGTGCGTTTTATGTAGAAAAATAACGATTCACCTTTAGTTACGTTTATAGTAAAATTCCAGTTGAAATTAGTTTGGGTAGTTGTTGAATATACGGGAGTTTGAAAGAGTGTTTTTACCAATGTTCCGCCAGTGCTATAAATATTGAACTGAAATTGCCCTGAATTAACAGAACTGGCTATATCTCCCTGTAATTGCAATTTCCCGTCAACTTGCGCCGTGAAAAAATGCGGTGATGTGCCAACCTCAAACACTGGTGCATCGCTTGCCAAAAACCCCTGACCTGATACCGACGGTGCAATACTCATTTGGTTATAAGATGCTATTTCCATTTCAAAAAAAGCATTTGAACGGAAATCGGGGGATGTTGAAAATATTAGTTGAGGGTTTTCGGTCAATTGGATACCTGGCAATTCTAAGTTGATACCACCTGTTAATGGTATAGTGTACTGTTGACTATCGTAGGCATCGATATTCTGTGAGAAGTCCAATGATTTTGCACCTACCGTAAATGTGCCTTGTTTGTCTACTTTTTTGGAGAAGTCAATTTGGCCGGTATACAAGTTGGAGTATGTGTTATAGGGTTGCCTTGTATCACGGTCGATTAAGAAATTTACACGCGCCATTAAACGGTACTTGGCATATTCCCGGCGAAGTATGTAAGCTGCTTTGCCTATAAAATCCAGTTGGCCGGTGATGTTGCGTAGTATGCCGCTGTAGGTTTTTGACCTGGAGTATTCGACTATCATTTCGCGCCATCCGGTCGGGGCGTTAGGCAACGTTTCGGTATCAATCCCGCGAATGTCTAATTTGAACAGGAATTGTTTTATGAGATTGTTTAAATTCATAGGGTAAATGTAATTAAAAAAATAAATATTACATTTTATTTGGAATTGTAGTTTATTGTAGGTACAATTGTATTGTAATTAAATAACCACAAAAAATGAAAACATTCTCACAACTTCAAAAAGAAGCCAAAAACGCACCAATTTTTATATTGGCAGCATTCGACACTGACAGATACGTATTTTTGCACAAAGATACTACGTTAACTCACATTAAAATAACCGATAAAATATCCGATGCTATGGCTTTCAGGTATGGTTTTGACGACGAAACAATCAAATAAAAGGCATGGAGTATATCGGCTAAAATGGACTTTATGGCAATTCCTGCGTAATTATGAAAGTACTTGTTGCATGCGAGTATTCCGGCATAGTCCGGGATGCTTTTTTAGCCAAAGGTCACGATGCTATAAGTTGCGATTTATTAGCTACAGAATCGCCGGGCCCACACTATCAGGGAGATGTGTTTGATATAATAAATGACGGTTTTGATTTAATGGTTGCATTCCCGCCATGCACTTATATTACTTATGCCGCAACCGCATATTGGGATAATCCGGGACGCGCAAAATTAAGGTTGGAGGCATTGATGTTTTTTAACCAACTATTGACGTCGGATATACCAAAAATTTGTATTGAAAATCCGCAAGGTTGTGCCGATGCTGTAATTCGTAAAGCAGACCAAGTTGTAAATCCGTATTACTTCGGTGAACCGCAATTAAAGCGGACGCAACTCTGGTTAAAAAATCTTCCGCCGCTGAAATACAGGATGCACGATGATTTATTTGGCGAACGTACCGCAACCGATAAACCAAAGCCAACTTTTGTTGATAAAAAAGGCAAAAAACGTTATTTTACCGATGCTCAATCAGGCGGTAATGGTTCGGGTACATCATTTAAAAAGCGTTCAAAATTTTGGCCCGTAATTGCCGCCGCAATGGCCGACCAATGGGGGTGATACTTACGTCTTAGGTCTGTGGTTATTCCTTTGGCGTTATAAAGGCCGGTTCGCAAGTTCCGGCCTTATTTGTTATCGTGAAAGATACCCCCGTTTATATGCCTCATATCCCGCATCCACATTAACCACTACCCGCATACGTGCCCGCTCCTGCTTGTTATCCTTAATAGCTTTCACCACTTCCGCCCATCCAATAGCCTCACCACCAACATACTCAACACGCGCCGGGCGGATCTGCTGCATTAGTTCTATGTGAGGTGTTATCTTAGTCCCTTTTGGGAAGTTGGCTAAACTCGGCCCGGATGAATAATGCACCGTTCCATCAGGCAAATCAGCCCGTTCCATACCGGCCTCACCCCATATACCTAAGCCCCCTGGGTAATTTTCCGTTCCCCGCGCATATTTTGGTATAGGTGTAGCAACTGCCAATGCTAATTCAACAGCTCCTAATGCTAATACTATAGGCACCGCTGCAAGTCCTAATATCGGACCTAATTCAGCCGGGGCTTTTATAGCCGCAATGGACGTGTTTAATATAATTTTAGCTATTGCAGCCTCTTTATCAGCAATTGCTGCTTTTTCCTTTATTTTAGCCTCTTGTACGTCTAATGCTTTCTTAGCCGACGCGGACTGTGCGTCAATAACGGCAATTTGACGCGCTTTAGTTGCGTTACTTGCAATCGAATCATTAATGCGTAATTTTTCATTATTCGCATTTTCGTCTACCTGCTCTTTTAATTTTTCCAGTCTTGAAATTTCAGCCTCAAACGCTTTTTGGCGCAGGTTTTCTATTTCATCAATGGCTTTGCCTGTTTCCTGCAATGCGAATATCTCATCTTTTTGCCGCTTGTCCGCATCCTTTCCGCCTCCCTTGGTGGTATCAACTGTTAATTTATTTTTGGCGTTCTTTAATTCAAGTTCCAAACGCGAAATTTCATCGGCAGTGCTGTTTATATCTTTATTATCAGCGGATGAAATCTTACTAACTTCGGCAGTATCAGCACCATTGAACACGGCGGATATAACGTCTTTATCTTTTTTCGTTGTCTTAATGGCTAATATAGCGCGCTGAACAGATATTTCCTGCGCAATCCGGTCTATATTATACCTGTCATTGATTTGCAGAAGATCCTCATTATATTTCTGTTCTGTTATCTTACCTTTCGCCCGTTCTAAACTAAGTGCGTTAATCCTGTCATCCCGGTTTTCAGTTAGCGCAAGTAATGCCTGTTTTGCCCCCCGGTTAAGCGTTTCAAGTTGTTCCTGCTCGCTTTCTTTGCTTGCTGTCAACATATCGGCTAAATGCCTTTTATGCTTTTCAAGTTCCTGCTTATCTAATTTTTCCCGTTCGTTTACCGCCTCGATTGCAATATCCGCTTCGTCGTTTTTTAATTTCTTAAGCGCGTTAAGTCGTTGCTGGGTACGCATATTGGTATCGGCCTTAACTATTTCAGCCGAATTATCTAATAGTTCTTTTGACTTTTTTACATATTGATCGAGCGCAACTAACCTGGCCTCGTATGAATATTTGTCATCATCAAAAATAGCCTTGTTGCGTTTTTTTGCGGCTTCAATATCGATGCGGTTAGATTCTAATAAGTCGGTATTTGCGGTGTCGCGTGTTTTAGGCATGGTAGGTGTATTTTTAGTGGATAATGCTTGTGCTATTTTATTATTCCCACCTGCGTAATTAGTGAGGAAATCTATTTGTGCTTGTAGGTCTTTCTTATTTTGATCTTGTTCCCTAAGTGATTCCGCTGCTCTTTGCCCATTTACGTATTTTTGATCTGCTATTGATTGCGCTTGTTTTTTTGCATCAAAAAAATCACCACCACGTAAACTTGCATCATTACCAGTGCCTATATTTGCATTTGTTAATGGTTTAACCCGTGCATTTTTACTTGCAAGAGCATTGAATATCTTTTGCTTTGTAAATTCTACATCCAATTGCTTAGCAGATAATTCTGCTATTTTAGTTGCGGCAGCTTTTGCTTTGGCATTCTCTAAAATATCTACTGTTAGTTCTTTGTATATGACGGAAGCATCCCCGTTAAGTATATTTTCTGAGGATAGGTTTTTAAAATAATCAGGAAATTCTTTTTGTAACTCTCTTACAGCTAACATCCGATCATGTTCAGAATTATTCACATCTATAGCGGCTTGATAAAGTATTTTTAAATTTGTTGCCTGCTCCCCATATTGTTTTGATGCGTTTTTAGAAACTTCGTTAAGATTTGCAAGATTACTTTCGGCAAGTGTGATTTTTGAATTAAATAACCCAAGTGCCGCCGCCGCCTTACTTATCGCCTCAAAAGCCAAATTAAATAACCCGGCAACACCAATACCAGGTAGTATATAAGCAAGTTGTCGTAATTGTCCAAACATGGAAGTTAATCCATTTCCAGCCTTTTGCAACGCGCCGGAATAATTACCCACTTCTTTATTATGCACGCCCTGCGTAGCTGCGTTTGCTTTTACAGCGGTATCTAACTGCTTTATTTCAGCAAGCCAAACACCACCTATAGCTACATTTTCCTTTTCGGCCAATGATAGATTATTATAGGCAACGCGTAACTCATCTAACCGTGCTTGCATTTGTGCCGCGCTCGTATTTTCTGCTAATAATTGCTTTGTTTGCTGTGATAGTGTTAAATTCGTTTGTTGGATAGCCGTTTTCAGCTTTATTTGTTCAGCTGTTAAAAATACAGCACGTTCACCACTGGCCGCATCTGCTATGGTGAGTGCTTTTAATTCTGCTGTATTTGCCGCCTGTTCTGCCTTTAACGCCAATAATAATTCAAGATTAGCCCGATATTCTACCGATAGTCCGGCCAATACTTCCTGCTGTTCCAATAATGCGGCATTTTCAATGGCAATGGCTTCAGTTGTTTTTGTAGCAGCGATTGCCATATTTTCTTGCCCTGTGATTATAGGCTCATATCGCGTTGCTGCTACATCAGGTTCTACCGTTGATTGATTTGGCGATGTTTGAGCGGTCGGAAATTGTACACCGGCCTTACGGTCCGCTTCGGCCTGTATCGCTGCCAACTTAGCGGCCTTTGCCTCTGCGTTTGCTATCTCCTTTGCGTTTGCAGCCTCTTGTGCCGCTTGTTTTTTTACCAACTGTGCAAGCGCCTTTTCTGCCCGCGCCTGTTCATCAGCGGCTATCTTTTTATTAACTGATTCAAGTTGACTGGCAGTTATTGCCGTCTTGTTTTGTGCCGCCTGTAGCTTTTCAAGTTCCAAAGCGGTTTTAGTGACTGATTTTCCAAGTTCTGAAAAGTTCTTCACATTAGATAATTCGGTATTAAGCGCATTTGCCGACTTGATGCTTGATGCAAATTGTATATCAAGCGTTTTTAATATTTCGGCCAATTTAGCTACTTGCTTTTTCGGGCCTTCCGTAATTACGGTATCGATTAATTGTTCGTTCATTTTTTCATCGCATTAATATATTCCCTAAATTCCTTTTCCATACAAATATACTCAATTACAGTAATCAAAGCAGGATTAATAACGCTAACCTGGCGATGCTTAGCCAGTGCGGATAATGTTTGATACCACGAAAATTCGGATACCTTATCCCCCTTTCCCAACCCCTCATAAGCCGATTGCGCCGCCTTTAACTTTACATGGTCGGACTTACTTAACATCAACGTACGCTTAATATCCGTTTCCAAGTCGGTATATTTCAGCCGGTAGCCCATGTTTTGCAGTTCTTTTACCAATTCATCAATCCGTCCCCGCATTGACAGGTGATAGCATATTAGGTTGGTGATGTTGATCTTGTTGGTTAGGAAACTAATTTGTTTGGCTAATTCTAATCCGCGTGAATTGGATGTGTCGCCTGATAATTCGGTATATTCGGAGTGTATTGCTTGCCATAGTGCTTCGGGGTCAGTGCAATTGCCTAACCATTTGAGGTCGCCGGTGACAGTAATTTTGATGAAGTTTAAAAATGGCAAATCGGCGCAATTGGTAAATTCTGATTTTGCAGTTTCGTTAATTACCTGATTTATATTACGCCTGAATAATCGGCTGATTAACTTTTTTGTTTCGCGGTTTGATGCCATATCAGGCCAAATATAGCTAAAAAATAAATTTGTTTATTAAATAAAAAGTGTCTATCTTTGGGCTACTTAATCAAATTATTATGAACGGGAATAAAATACTACTAACAGGAATGACAAAGGCAATCATTGAAACTGGTGCCGTTTTTGTATCTGGCAGCGATAAAGAAATTAACTTTATCAAAACAGAAAATAATGAATGGACTGAATCTAAAATACTACTTGCTAAGGAAGCGTTTTTAAAAACATTTGGACTTAAGTTAACAATTTTATAACAATGGGAGCAAAATATCAAATACGCACAGTCGTAAATAAAGAGATAAAAGAACAAATTGCTGAAATGTGCAAAGTAACGGGTCGTTCGGAAAGCATGACTACCAAAGAATTGTTACAAATAGCGTTAAATTTATCACCGGAGGAACGAATTTGCGCATTTTATAAAATGCCAATGTATGGAACTGTTAAATTACATACATTTAAAAATACAAAAGAGTCGCAACTGGCTTTTAAAAATAAAATAGATGCTATTATGCTTAATGATGAATCTGTTAGCAATGACGGAATAGGTAAAAGTGATTTTAAAAATGCCGTACATGAAGCGGCTAAAAATATTTAAATATGTTTATTCAAGTACGTGATGACAAAAAAGTGAATGCACTTAATGTATTGACGGTAAGAAAGGTAGTGTCCACATGTTTAAAAAACGACGGTTATGACTTTTACTTGGAATTATATTGTGTAAATAAAGAGTTGATTATTATATCATTTTACAGTATTGACGAATTAGAATTGGCATTCTCACATTTTAACCAACTGTAGCACTCTTTAACTTATGCATTAAATCCGGCAGTAAGTTTTCTTTGGCGTATTTGCTCAGATTCTCTTTATTGGCCCCGTATATTAACGGCCCATAGCCGCCTTTGCCAGTACTTTCAAGCTTAGCTGCCTTTACATCTAACGAATAAGTTTTTAAACTAACAGACGTTACAACAGTCCTCAATCCCGCTTGAAACGAGCCGGTTAATCGCAAATCAACTTCACCGGGCGGGGCTTGTCCGCCTGATTCTGTTTTACCCATTGCGTATACCGGGTCATGCAGATACCCTATCATTTCCCCGTCACTCCGTTGCCCTAACCGCTGTTGCTGTTCTGTCATTTCGGGTATGACTTGGGGGGCTGTTTCTATAAGCGACTGCTGCTTGATTAATTCAAAGTCAAGCGCGGCGAAGCGTTTATATAGATTATTGATTGTTCCCACCTCGTAAATGTAAATAATTAAAAAATAGTTACGAAATAATTTGTAATTGTGATTTATTGTAGGTAGATTTACATCAGCAATAACGCTAAAGGAATTTTAAAAACTATCTCAAAATGAACAATATATATGAAGTAAGGGGTGATAAGTTCGACTTTGAAATTACACCTACTGAATTTGGTATAAATAGTGCTGATTTATGGTGGCTTGCTGATTTTACTATTAAATGCACAAACGGTATAATATATCTAATGTCAGACAAAAACTTTGGCAAAAACAAAGGTATAAGGGTTAAAAAGGTTGATTTCTACGAAACCGTTTTTAACATGTTTTACGCGCCATCTGAAAATGATATGCGTAAAATGTCAATCAATGATATCCGTGTGGCTGTAAATACGTATCCATCGAGCATAAGACAATTGTATCTTGATTATTATAACGCTAAAAGATTTGCTGAACAAGATTAAAAACACCGTGTTCCGTGAGATAGTTCACGGCCTGCCAATTCCAGCCGCCTAACACGCGGCTTTTGGCGGTAAAACACAATATAATTATGAGAGGCAAAATAAACACCGAAAAAATTGATACGTGGATTAGCAAGGAAATGCTAATCGCGTTGGAATGTTACATGGCAGTGAATGAGCGCGGCAAGGCTGATGCGATACGGGTACTGCTAAAAAAAGGTTTGGAATTGGATGGGCATTTGAAAACCATTAAGCCATGAACCCCCTAAAACAAAAGTTCAACATCGTATTTCAGCCAAAGGATAGGCGTTATACCAAGCGTAAAAAGTTTATGATTAGCGTAAACCAATTGGCGGCATACATCGGCAAATCAAACGAGCGCAAAGTTTTATTCCTGCTCGAAAATTCGTTAGATGAACGCTGGATCATGCGATTTCGCAAGTATGGTAAACTTTGGATTTACTCAAAGTGATTTAAGGGCAAAATTAAGCCCGTGAGGCGAAGATTAAATGTAGACTGTCTCAATACAGGCTGCAAGTAATAAAATTATTTTTCACTATAATTAACTAACTAAAATGAAGCAACAAAATAAAGAAGAATTGTACAACCAATTCAAAACAGAACAAATGCCAATATTTAGAATATTAGGATTATCTCAACTGTCATTATTTGTAATAACTGTTCTTTTAATCCCTTTAATTATTTGGATAGATTGGCGGATAGTTTTAAAAGTTGACATTACGTGCGTTGTGTTCGCTATATTAATAAGTATAGCATATAACCTATTGGATAAAAAACTAAGGGTTGAATTTGACAAACAATTTGCGGATTATGAATAAGCACCCCAAACAATGCCCCCATATGAATATAGTTCAGCATGGCGGCGATACTGAAATTCGTACATATTGCACCGATTGTAACGAGTGTATAAAGGTCACTAAGTACACGGACGGTAAACATAAATTTAGCAAATACAAAATAATAATATGAAAAACACAAGTCAAAAAGGTTTTAACCATCTCCCTGAAACCGGGCCGGAATTGGTTGTTGACAGGGATGGTAAAAGCATGCCGTGTCCTATTTTTGATGACAATACAGGCATATCAGGATGTACACATATTCCTATTGGATATACCAATGAGGAAATGATTAGTTACATGGATGCATCGTTAAATGATGCACCTGATAGCGAATTAGCCAAATTGGCGCAGGTACGAAATGCATTCCCAGAACTTAAATTTAAAAATGGAGATTTTGAAAAATGAAACTTAAATCAGTACAACCGTTAATTCATTGGTCATACGGCCATAAAAACGATAATTTTAATTACATCAAATCGAGTTATATAGTAACTTTTATTGATAAAAAAAAGATTTTTACTTTTCTTAACTAACAAAAAACGCCGGGCATTCACCCGGCGTTACTTCACTTCTTATCAACCTCAACCGGCGGCTCAACCTTTACGGGCTCTCTTACCACCTCTTTCACTTTCCCCTTATCGACATTCCAGCCTTGCCTGATTATGTCGATACTACGATCATTCCACCTCATTACGGTATTATTTGAACAAGTTTATTACTTGCATAGCCCGACACGTCGAGCGCGTCTAATTCGGTAGGCCCTACCAACGCAACATTTACAGTTAACCCGGTAGCGGCAGTTAGGGTCAAATCCCATCCGTTAAACACGGCAGATTTAGCAACCGCTGATACGGCAATTGTTCCGCCAGTATCAACCCGCGTAACAGCCCATGCACCAGGTACGGCCAATGCATCGGCGTACAGGTCGTACAGGTCAGTAGATCCGCAACCGCTAACAACTGCCTTAACCTTAACGTGTGTTGATGTAGGTGCGGCGGCCTGGCTGATATCTACATTGAACAAGCCCTCCAAACTTGACAGGTATGCCAAACCGCCATCGTTGGCAAAGTCCAATATAGCTATATTTTCGTTAACCTGTTCCGGCCTGAATGATAACATGGTGTTATAATCAGCTACTGCGGCATTTGTTGTAGCGAATTTAAATGGCTCGGTATAGTTATACCCAACGATACCCTTAATTAAGTCAACACCTCCATCGGTGCCTATTAATTGGCCGAATGAATCAACGATAAAGAACGCCTTTGTTTGACCTTTTGACTGTCTTAATGAATGCTGCAAACAGAAACCACCATCAATCCAACGGTACTTCATTGTATATGCATTTTCGCCGCTGATGATCTGTGAACCGTCGCCGGGGAATGTTTGTACATTCGGCGCAGTGGTGCTGTCGGTAACCTCTACGATATTTTGAACAGGATAAGCCCGTCCTGAAGGGTGATCATTAAGCAGGTCGGGCAGGAATGCTGCCAAAAACGCGGCTATACTAACGGTGGTATAGGTCTTATTCTTTGGAACGAATATAACCGCCCTCGGTACACCTATATCATTCCAGCAGTCGCCTACCCGTGTATTGCCATTGTCTGTGACGCAGGCAACTTTTACATTTTTTACTCCCATGATTATATCTCCTCAATAGTTACACGATATTTTTTACCCGGTGCTATATCAGCAACGGCATCATCGTTTACGGTTAATAAATTAAGTGCAGTACCTCCCGATAGTTGCGAAAAAATATTCCCATCTTTATAGGGTATATCAAAAGCAATATCGTGTTGTCTTTGGGTTTTACCATTGTACGTGTATGGCCTACCCTGTTTAGTGCTTGCGCACTCCATTTCTATAATAATTTGACCCATAATATTTAATTGTTTACGCTTATACACAGCGGTTAACCGCGCTCAGCAAGATTTTTAATTTAATTTTAATTTGTATTGCATCAACATAACTATTGAACACATTTACCTGTTTATCCGAATTATAATATGGGAAATCCCATTTTACATGCGGAATATTGTCGGGTGTCGAAACGCTGAACTTGCCTGATAAATACACTTGGTTTAAAAACTCCAAGTAAATCGGGTATAAAACCGGCTTAAAGTTATTGGCGTACCTGTCGGGCGTTTTATCTTCCGGCTTGCTTACCATTGCGATAACGATATTTAACTCAACGCTGCCATCTATACCAACTTCAGGGGCTTTATTTTCAGGGAATGACATCAATAATGCGAATAACGGCCATTGTTTACCATCCTTTGTGTACTGCTGACTCATTAGCGTCAATACGTCTGTAATCTCTCCCTCTGTGCCTGGTATGAAGTTTATCGCCTGTATAAATGGTTTAGCCGACTGTAGTTCTGCTATAACAGCGGTATTTGTCGCTGTTACAACGTCCTTGATTAGGTCAACTACATAAACAGGCTTTGCCCTCATATCCCCAACGTATTTTTAATCCTGTAAATTTCATCAACGCAATTGCCAAATTCGCCACCCCAATTACTCCAATCAAAAAACCAACACTGCCACGTACCCGACCAAAATCCCCAACCGAAAAACCACTCCGGAAACGTATTTACATACTCCGGATAGGTTGCGGCGTTATCGGTTAAGTACTTATGCAAATTTCGGTTATACTCCACCATCTCATTCCATGCCCTCACCATTTTAGGGTAAGGACTAACGGATTTAGCGTTTTGCTTTTTGTTCTGCGAAGCGCCTAAGCTGGTTAATTGCGTTCCCTGGTCTTCCAAGTAAAACCAGTACACGTAATCTACGATAGCTGGTTTTAAATATGTATCAATAATTGCTACAAACCTCGCGCTTGTAGGTGATGCTTTTAAAAGCACATACAAGTCACTACCGAGTAGTTTAGTCATCAAAATAGGCTCATACTTAGTTATAAACCACGTCAAATTTTCGCCGTACGTAGCTTTGTCAGGTATGTTATTTTGACCAATGAAATCAGCGGTAGTGACTATGTTTGCCATTGTTAATACCCTCTACAAAGTAGCCATTTTCGATGAACAGTTACCGATGTTCCTGTCGTCGTCGTTATAATTCGATAATTTAAATACTGATTAGCGGTTAAAGAAACGGAATTAGTCGCCGTTGCATCGGTTAATGTATAACTATTGATCGTAGTCCATTGTTCGGCGGTTGTTGTTGCCGTTATTCGACCCTGTAGAACAATAGTGCCAGCGACGGTACCGCTTGTTTTAGCAATATCGTATTTAAACGTTATCGCTGTTCGGCTCTTGGCAATTGCCAATGAAACAGTATCTGCCATTGCATTTGTATGTGTGACTGTTGCGGGGCCAATAGATCCCGCATAGTCGTTTGAGCTATTAAATCCCTGGCCTTTCACTATCGGCGAAATTACCGACATAACCAACAATAACAGTCCTATTTTTATTAAGTTTTTCACTTTTTACCTCCTTTTTTAGGCTTGCTTTCGCTGCCTTCAATTAGTTCAACATGTCCGTTTTTCGCAACGGCTTTAGCGGTACTTTCGTGCATTTCAATTTCTTCCCCTACCTCGTAGCGTCCGAATTTCTTGCCTATTACTTTTACTAACATGGCTTAAACGGTTGCTGATATTGCGGCCAAAATAGTCGCATAATCATCGTAAATAAACGCCTGTTGGTCAAGTTTCTTCACGTAGGCATGAAAACGCGACTCGCCAAGTATAACGAATTGGTTTTTGATGAAGTCATCATTTATCCAACCGATCTTAACGCGATACCCCAGGTAGTTTGATACGTTGTACTTGCTCATATCCGAAACGAATATTTTTCCGGCCGGTATCATTTCTTCTGGCAGTATAGTTACGCCGCCGATTTGCACTTGGTTAAATAGTGATGCGTTCGGATATAGTGGCAAACCGCGCTCATCCTTAGCTGAAACTAAATGCACAAAGAAATCAATCGGATTAACCAATACTAATGACGGCATGTACGGCATTTCATCCTGGTAGTTATGGGTAGTGTAAACATCGGTAATAGCCGCGTTTACAACATCCATAAAGTTAGGGAAGCGTACTGTGTTTGCCATTGCCCCGGCAACGAATGCACGGCCATATTCAGTAGCTCCAACCAGTGCAGCCAATGCCACATCGCCAAATAATAAAGCACGTTGCTTTTTGATGTCGTGCTTATCTTTCAGAAATCCAGTTGCAATTGATTGCAGGCCGGGTATATCCTGTACGGATTGCTCTGAAAGATGTTCCCATGCGGCCAATGTAAACGGCTGCGCATAGCGTGTTTCGATTTTAAAGTCTATCTGTGCTTTGGCTGCACCTTCTGTTAATTGGAATGCAAAATCGCCATCTTTGGGGATGCTTTCGGTGTACGGATAAGCAGCAAGCGATGTGCTGAAATTATTTACCATCCCGTTAATCAGGTTGGTACGCAGATTAACACGACTTGGAGGTGCCATCTGAACGCCTACCAATTCAGGTATGCCGTCCGGATTGGTTGAGCTGCCTACTGTGCCTGAACTGCCACCATTATCAACGATTGCGTTACCAGCTGTCATGCTGCCAACTGCCTTAACTTCAAATTCTATGAAACCTTGGCCTTTTTGCTTTAAGCCTTTAATTTCTTCAAATTTGTCTTTAATGAAGTCGCGTACCTGTTTTTCAATTGAAACAAGCGAAAGTGATTTTGCACCGTCGACTGCCTGATTTGCCTTTTCTTTGGCCTCGTTTACTTCGGTTTTTAAGCCTTTGATAGTTTCGGCCTGTTCGCCAATGGTTTTAATCAACGGTGCGTTTCCTTCGTCGACCGCTGTTTTGAGTAATGCAGCATTATGCTTGCGAAGTTCATCTGAATAGTTATCCCTTTCAGCCGCAGTCATTTTGCTTAACTCTTCTTCGTTCTTGTATTTGAACATGATTAATAAAAATTTGGGTTAAACATTTTTGTTAATTGGTGAGTGCTTGTTTGCGGCTCATTTTTACCAGTGCTTTGTTGCGGCTGATAGTTTTTTACGTATAGTGTCGGTGTAATAGGGTTTGAACCGAATACTACCGCGCTTCCTTCTCTTTTTTTAGCCTCACGAATAACCCAAACATATCCAGCTTCTTCAGCTATTTCTGGGTTGATGCATTGTAAAAGCATGGAATCAAAGAAATCCATTTCTTTTTGTGAAGACTCGTCATAATAGGCAATATCCAGGTCAACATATATCATTCCTACCGAATGTTGTTCAACTTCTCCGCTTGCGTATTTGTCGAACATAAGCGGATGTTTATTTTTGTCAACCGTGAATATGTTGCAATTAGCTTGCATTGTAAAATCAATATCAACTCCAATATCCTTGAAGTTCATATTTTGATTTATGTTTTTAGCCTTATTGGCTATTACGCTTTCAAACTTATTTTCGTGCTGTTTAAGCACAGGGTTATAAGGGTTATCCTTAACTGTTTTATTCCAAATGCCCTGCAAGTGCAAATCCATGTGAGAATCAATAACATTGGTGGTATTGATTATTGCCTTTACTTCAATTATGTCGCTTACAATGGGCTCAATCTGTGGTTTAAATTCCTTTACCAATTCTGACTTAACAGTGTATGAACATTCTGTTTTATACTCCGCTATTTTAATTGCCGACAATTCATTAATGCGCTTTTTGATAAAAGCGGTCTGATCCATCTTGTCGGTGAACTTCTTATCAGGGAATTGTTTTAGCGTGTAAATCATTTCTTAACCTCTTTATCTTTCAACCGTTCTTTTACCTGTTGTGTTAACTTTGGGTTATTCACCTTTTCCGCCACTTGTTTTAGACGTTCCTGCTTGGACTGGGGCTGCGTTTGCTGTTGCATAATCTAAACTTGTAAATGAAGTTCCTAAGTTAGAATTAATTTCGTCAACTTTTACGCCAGCTTTCATAAAATTAATTAATGCCTGTGATAAAAACAATTGGCCCTGATTTTTCAACTTAGCCGATGCCTGCGTAAATGGCAAATGATCCCATTTTATAACTATGCTTTTTGTGCTATACCCAAATCTTTTAGTTAGCGCGTTCATGAATTGGTCACCGGCTGGCTGCAATGTATAGTCAACATGTGCGCCCCTGGCAATCTCCTGGTTTTCGTATGTGCTACCACTTAATGAAGCCTCCAACACGTCACGCGGTATGCCAAACAATGAGCCAACTTTAAAATAATCATCCCAATATGATTTATCTAAATCTTCAATTACTGCTGAATTTTCAACGAAACGCTTAATGTCAATCATTGACTTAACGCCATGAACTGTTTTAACGCCGTTCATTTTGCTTTCAATATCCTGACGTTCAGGTTCTGACATTGGCAACTCCTGCACATTATTCGGGTCTTGTTGCCCGGCAACCATGTACTTACCCGCAAATCTTACTGTAACATTTTTGCTTCGTGGTGATGCTTTTGAGTTTGCAATTATTTGGTAAAGCGCGTCAATTGATGACGGGCCTCGAAACCAATTGCCGGTTCCGTTGCTCAAATCAGGGACAAATGTAATACGTCCCCATTTTATCTGCTGACTTGTACCATCTGAATAGTTATATGTAATTGGTAGGTCGTTAATTGCAGCTTCTGTTGCTTTTGATAGCACAATTTTATCCCGGTATGCGTTCATTGTTGATGGGAATAGCATTTTATAACTATCCATCATATACATCTTATTCGTATCTGATTGCGCGCTATCGGAATCAACATAGCAATATGCATTGCCAATCATTTTCCAAAACATGTAGTCCCAAAGTAGTTGAGATTTTTGTTGAAACGGATTAGGATTGTTAATTAGTGTTATAAACGGGTCGTTGGGTACTTCCTTACCATTCCTGTAAACATACACCTCGCCCATGCTAAACATATCGCACTGTAGCTTGAATACTTTAAGTATCGCTGGATTTGAAAAAACAGCCTGAACTTTTAGTCTGTCATTTGAAAAATTAGTGAAATCGGCGTTTGGGTCGAGCATAAATAAATCACTACCCCATTGCTGTACAATGTAATCGTTTAGGCCAAAGATATTGGCTCCGAGTTGTTGAAACCAATTCATAAACTAAAGTTGAAACCCATAATTGGACGTAAATGTAAATAAATAATTCATAAAAAGAAAAAGCCAGTCAATTTGACTGGCTTAATTCAAGGTATAGAACTTTTCAGGAAACTATACAGTTTCTTTTATTGTGGTGAAATCTTTGAAAAATTGTAGTAGCAAAGATTGGTAATTTATTTTACCATTAGTTTTTGCGTCGGCGGCGGCTGCGTCGGCGTAGGCGGCGGAGGCGGCGGAGGCGGCGGAGGCGGCGTAGGCGGCGTAGGCGGCGGAGGCGGCGGAGGCGGCGGAGGCGGCGGAGGCGGCGTAGGCGGCGTAGGCGGCGGAGGCGGCGGCGTCTATTTTTTCGCGTAACACTTCAATAGTAATTACCCCGTCTAAATAGTCTTTTGCGGCCTGTATTGCTTCGCGCGGCGCGTTATTGCCTGGATATTTAGCTTCATAAATAGGCAATACGCACAATGCACAGCCGATAGCGAATTGCTGAAATTCATCAGTTGTAAATTCGCAGTTTTTGCGTATAAACCAAGCCTTGTCTTTTAGCGGCACATCGGCGGCCAAAACATCAGTAATGGTAAATTCTTCTTTAGGCAAATACTTATTTTGTTCGTCGCTTTTTTCGGCGTAGCAACCGAATTTTGTTTGTGATTTTAAAAATACTGTTTTCATTTGAAAAGTTTTTATTGCTGATTAATTTCAGTATTTAAATATACCTACATTTAATCACAGTTGCAAATAAAATGATTAAATATTTTTAATAACCCCATCCTTAAACATCTGACTAACCCCGTACGCAATGGCATCAATCAAGTGGTTATCCTGGTCTATAGGTGTTTCAATCGTTACGCCAAATTTATCTTTGTCATATGCGTATGTTTCCTGCTCAAATTCGATATTTGTCGAGCGGTCTGTATAAAAAATGTTCAATCCTGATAACAGGCCAATTCGGTTAATCAAATCCATTTTAGCGCCCACGGCAACTGCATATTCCCATCCTGCATTACGCAACGATATTATTTTAGTCGGCCTGTTATTATCGCAGCTGATAACCTGATTATAGCCTATTCCGAATGACTTGAACCGCCACGCTACTAATCCTTCCTCATCATATCCTCGTATGGTGTGTAGTTGCTGCTGGCTTAAATTACGCTCAATCTCGTTTTCGCTTTCGTAGTTTTTTTCGTCAACGTAAAGATTGCCGTCATGGTATTTCAGGCCGGCAACCCCCCACGGGTCTACCTTACCCCAGTCGTTGCCGATGTATTCTGCTTTTTGTATTTTTAAATATTCTGAATATGGTATTTTGCGCCAATTGTAAATACGGCCTTCAACTTGCCCTGGAATTCCTAATCCGTACACCTGCCATTTATTGGCCCAATATTGATTAATTATTATTAACTCACCTTTTTCATTTACGGCATAATCGCCGGTTTCGTTATCAAATTTGTATCCGTTTTTTTTATATAACAGTATCTCATTCAGTTCCTCAACTCCCAGGTATTCGTTATCCTGAAATGTAAGTTTCAAAAATTGGCAGTCATCGCGAGTTATTACTTGTTGATGTGCCCAAAATTTCTTGTTTGGATTAAAGTCAATAATTACACGTTTGGCACGACTGGTTAACTCCCGGTATGTGTCGAATTTCACCTTATTTGCCTCGTTAACGAACATCACATCAGACCTCAATCCTTTACCAATATCTTCTTTATCAAGTCCTAAAAATCGGATGAAGCTGCCATTTTTGAATTTATAAAGCACATCGTTAGTCCATCTTTGCCGGTTGAATATTCCATAGGCCTGCATTACCTTTAGAAAGTCTTTTATTACGGTTATCTTCATTTTAGATAACTCGTCGCTGGCTATGAATATTTCTTTATTTGGATTTGTTGATGCATAATCAATCAACAGCATGAGTATACTTATCGTTTTTCCGGCTCCCTGGCCCCCCTGTATGCACCAAATACGCTTTTTAAGAGCCGATATCTTCCGGAGTGCTGTCGTCGGCTGTAGTATCATTTAATGGGTTGTTTGTGAGTAAACGAATAGGTGTAACATCATCAACCTCCATACGTTCCACATATCCGCGTTTTTTGCCACGTGTTTTAAGGAAAAATATAACGGCAGTCGTATCTCGGAACGTTATTAATTCCATCAGTTTACTTTCAACGAAATCAATAGCTGTTTCCTGAATGTCTTCAACTGCTAATTTAAACTCGGCATCAGCTGCTAACCAATTGTAATACGTAGATCGTGGGCAACCTATTGAAGCACAGGCTGTTGTAACAATACCGTGATGTTGTTCCAAACTTTCTAAAACTTCTTTTTTATAACTGTCCATTTGTACCAAAGTTAGTTCTTTTTACCAATTATGCAAACCACTTCAAATTTTCTATATCAGACTCACAGGGTTGGTTAAAAAGTGCGCTCAACAACTCGGGGGTGAACGAACTTAGAACGCATATAATCACTAATAATGGCCTTTATTTGAGCCTCACCACAAGCAAAACAGGCTGCATATTGTTCTTTTCGTAGTGCCTTTATAGTTTCGTACTGTGCTAATACATGCTCATTTTTAAGCAACGTTATCCCATCCTGCATAAATATCTTATCGGGGCCTGTTTTTAATTCCAGGCATAAAGCATGGTACTGATCGTTTGAGTATTCTTTATTTATATAAGAGGGCTTCAATATAATTAAGTCAACCATTTTACTATCACAGCTTTGAAGTGAGCGTATGGAAGCTAAAAATAGGCTTAACTTCATTCCTGCTGCAAAATCGCTTATAAATAATATGCCAGGGTAAGTATGTCGCAACCATTTGCATATTTTAGTTTGTAGGTCATTTTCAGCATTACGTGTATTGCGCGATTCCTTATCATGTGCATCGGTTACTATTTTAGGCTGTTTAGCGTCTCCGAACATTTGCATTGGGTCGCGTTTTTCTACGTTAAAAAATCCACGCGGGTCTGATGTTATGGTTTCCTTTTTCATATTTTTACTTTATATCGATCTAAAATTTCCTGCTTAGTTTTTTCGTCTGCCCTTTTAAATATTACCCTGTCTCGCAATAACCAATAATTTTCAATCCATGCCATATTTAATTGACTTAAGAGTTTTGGTTTGGATGGCTTCTTTTCGGACTTAACATCTTCAACATCCCCGCCTAAACTACTCCACTTCACTTTTGCCTGTTTGAATTGTGAATATGATATTTTTTGCTTTAGTGACATTTTGCGCGTTTTTTTACAAAAATTAAAAAATTAACTGTTTGATTATCAGTGTTTTATTTTTTACATTTTTCGTGTTTTTTACTACTTTTTTGGTGTTTTTGCTATTAAGTTTACACAGTTTTTAAAAAAGTGTGTAAACCGTGTTTTTGTAAGTATCTGATACTATGATATTTATATTTTCGGTTTACAGAGTTTACAGTTTACACTACGTTTTTCTAAAGTATAAAACTATTTATGTCTCTCTCACATATAGATGTTGAATAAATAGTGTAAACTCTGTAAACTCTGTAAACTTTCGCTATAAATCGATGAAAAAAGTTTACAGAGTTGCCCGAAAAGTTTACAGAGTTGGGGCAAAAGTTTACAGAGTTTTTCAAAATTCAACATCCCTTTCTATTGGTTGAAAATCAATTTCTTTGGATTCTCCTGGTTTATATGCAGGGTCATACGGGCTTGATTGTTGGCTGTGATCTATTTGGGTTACGGTATATTTTCGGATAGTAGTGTTGCCGAATTTTACGTGATGTTGGGGTAAACCCATTTGTTTTAATATCATCCCAAGTTTGTTTTGTGATAGCCTGGCCTGTGAATGAAGCTGAATATATGATAGTATTTCACTATTGGTTAATTGAAGTGTTACGCCGGTGCATTCACCGTCCTTGCCGTAGTATTTGGCAACAAGTTCCTCCTCGGGGTTGCTTTGCTTAAAATTATGGCTTGATTCTTTTAAAAGGGCGATATCTTCATCATTTAACTCATATTCAAAACCAGATTCATATAAACACCATGCCTCATAAAATAGTAAATCTTTATCAACTGAATTGTAAATATCATATAAAATTGCATTTACCAGTATTGGCAGTATTCGACGGTTTCCTGTGGGATCGTTCAAAACCTCCTCGTCATTAGTAGTACCGCAAAGCATGGCTATACGCCATAAATCTTCACTAACTGAGCCGTATGGAGCGCGGACGGAAAATGTCTGCTTAGAAGTCAGGGATTTAAGTTTCTTTTGCTCCATTTTTGACTTGCCACCCATTTCATCATCCATAATGATTATTTTTTTGGTCATCAAAATTTCATCATCTTTGCCGGAGTCAAGTTTACTTTCTGCATAATAGTGCAAAAATTTAACAGGTAACAGTCGCCTGAACCATTCAGTTTTACCAGTATTTTGGCCTCCACATAAAACAAGCATTAAAGGACTGTGCTTATAATGCATCGATGCAATCATACTTACTATCCACTTTTTTATAAAAAGGCCCGCGTTGGGTGTTTCTGTGATTATACTGCTGATTATTTTGTCAATATGCCCGGTAGGTATTTCGGGGGGGTGTTCTTTATAAAAATCAGCTAATTCCGTAAACGCGTTATATGATTCAACGAAATCGCTGAACATTATTGATTTTACCAGTTCTTTTGATGATTTTGGATAGTTTTTT